TAGATCATTTGAAAGGTCTTGGACACTATCTGAGGAGATGAAAGTCCAAGGTGCTAAATTTGAGAATGGGTTATTGGAGATTTCTTTAGAGAAAATTATTCCTGAAGAAAAGAAACCAAGAACCATTGATATTCAATAAAAACTTAACTAGGGGGTTGGCAACAGCCCCCAACCCATTATTTGATTGTTTTCAACCAAGTAAAGAATATATTATGAAGAACATTGAAAAGATTATAAAAGAAAAACAAAATATAGTTAAAAATAATATATCAGAAAAGACTTCTATAATGGAAGGATTTGATAATCCACACCATCTCATTTATAATTTATTTCTTTCATCTAAGGAAGTGAAAAAAATGGAATATTATTGGAATCTTGGTAGAATTATATCTTCTAATTCTGGTCAAATGTTTGATACAATAATAAAGTTTTTACTTTCAAATACCATTCCTGGAAAATCAACAAACATTAATAATCCAAAAGGTCATCCTAAATATTTTGAAATAGATCATTTAGATGAAATCAATAAGGTGGCATATGAAATTAAATGGAGAGATGCTGGAACAGATGGTGATCATTTAAAAAAAGAGTTTAACAAAGTTGATGCTGTTTTAAAATTAGGATATAAACCAATAAGACTAACCTTTTTCATGCCAGAATTAAAACAAAGTAAGAATAGTCAAATAAAGATTATAGAGTATTATAAAAATAATGGTGAAGCATATACTGGTAATGATGCATTTAAATATATTAAAAGTCTTACAGGATATGATTTAAAGAAAATGTTTGACAAATACAAAAAATTATGATATAATGGTGATTGATGTTTAAATATGATGAAAAAAAGATTCTGAAAGAGATAGAAGAATATATTGATTCTACATATGGTCAACACTATTCTTCTAAAGATATTCAGGTGCAAGACTTATTTCAATCAATAGGTATTGCATCCGATTTTAGTCGTGGTAATGCGATGAAATATCTTGCTCGTTATGGCAAGAAAAATGGTAAGAATGAAAGTGATTTATTCAAAGCCATACATTACATTATATTATTGATAACAAGTGAAAGGCAAATACAAAATGCAAATAAGCGAAAACACTAGAGAAGTGTTAAAGAATTTTGCTGAGATTAATCAAAACTTATTAGTTAATCCTGGCAAGAAACTTTCAACAATCTCTACAATGAAAAATATCTTAGCAAAGGCTGAGATAGAAGAAGAATTTCCACAAGAAATGGGTATCTATGATCTACATGAGTTTCTTGGTACTCTTGGTTTGTTTCAAAAACCTGTGTTGAAATTCGATGAGAAGAACATGGTCATTAATGAAGATGGTGTTTCAACAAAAACGAAATACTATTTTAGTGATCCATCTGTGTTAGTATCACCAACAAAAGATATTAAAATGCCACCAGTTGATGTGTCATTTACTATAACACAGACTGATCTATCAAAAGTTAAGAAGGCATCCGCAGTTATGCAATTGCCAGATATTACAGTCACAGCAAAAAGTGGTGGTAATATTTACTTAACAGCAGTTGATAGTAAAAACTCAACATCAAACGATTATTCAGTCAAAGTAGGAGAAGAAGCACCCGCAGATTTTACTTTTCATTTTAAGGCAGAAAACTTTAAATTAATTGATGGTGACTATGATGTCGAAATATCTAAATCACTAATCAGTCATTTTAAACACAGAAGCAAAAGTGTTGAGTATTGGATTGCGTTAGAACAAACATCTAAATACGGTAGTTAATCGTGGTTGAAAACGATAACTTCTTGTGGGTTGAGAAATATCGCCCTCGTAAAATAGATGATTGTATTCTACCAGATACGTTAAAGAAAACTTTTCAGACGTTTCTGGAACAAGGTGAAATACCTAATCTCTTGTTATCAGGCACAGCAGGTACGGGTAAGACAACAGTCGCTCGTGCCCTGTGTGAAGAATTAGGTTGTGATTATATCATACTGAATGGTTCTGATGAAGGTCGTTCGATTGATACTGTAAGAAACAATATTAAAAACTTTGCTTCGACAGTATCGTTGGCAGAAAGTTCTGGTCCTAAAGTCGTCATCATTGACGAAGCAGATTATATGAATCCAGAATCTGTTCAACCTGCATTAAGAAACTTTATCGAAACATTTTCTAAACATTGTCGATTTATCTTTACCTGTAATTTTATTAATAAGATCATTGCACCAATACATTCAAGGTGTACCGTTATTAATTTTAGAACAGATAAAAAAGATAAACAAAAGATGGCAGGTGGTTTTCACAAGAGATTAAAAGACATCTTAGATAATGAACAGATTGACTATGATGATAAAGTTCTTGCTGAATTAATTATCAAACACTATCCAGACTTCCGTAGAACAATTAACGAACTACAAAGATATTCTGTATCAGGTAAAATCGATACTGGTATTCTTGTTTCATTGAATGAACAATCTTTCAAAGACTTAACAAATATTTTGAAGAAGAAAGATTTTGTTGCTGTTCGAAAGTGGGTTGTTGATAGTATTGATAAAGATCCAAATCAATTGTATAGAGAGTTATATACAAATCTTTCTACAACAATGGATCCTAAAACACAACCTATAATGATTATGATATTAGCAAAGTATATGTATCAATCTGCTTTTGTGGCAGACCAAGAGATAAATATGATTGCCTGTCTAACAGAAATTATGGGTGAGTGTAAGTTTCAGTAATGAACAATAATAAATTTAATAGGTGGATATGGCCCAGTCAATTAAATCAGAAACAAATTTCTGAAATTAATAAACTAGCGAAAAATAACATTTCTAAAAAAGATGTATCTCATTTAGGTGCTTTCGATAATGAAGGTCAAAATAAAAAAAATAGTGATGTATCTTTGATTATGTTAGATGATATGAATGGTACGTTAGATCATTGTATTAATGAAGCATATCATACACATGATACATATTTTGCATATAACTTGTTTAGAAGATCACCACTTGACAGTATTCTTTATAATGTATATGATTCTAAAAATAAAGGAAAGTATGATTGGCATTCAGATGGATCTGAACATGATTTAACAGATGTTAAATTAACTTTATTAATTAATGTATCTGAAGAGCCGTATGATGGTGGTGTATTTTCTATGCGTTCAACAAATATTATTGAGATACCAGAATTTTCAGAACCGGGTTCTATGATTATGTTTCAATCTCACATAGATCATCAAGTTAGTCCTATTATAACAGGTGTAAGAAAAACAATCACTTACTTTATGACAGGACCTAGATGGGTATGAGATTCTATGATTTAAATTCTTTCTATATCATATCAGATATACAAGAACATAAAGAAAACAAAGAGAAACTACTTTCACTAATTGGTGATATGGAAGATACTGGTTGTGAAGGTATAACTAAAACTGATTGGCATTTACCTAAAGAAACACCAAGACCATATTTAGATTTTTGTTATTCAATGATTTCACCATATCTGACAAAGATATCTGAAAGAATAGAAGGTAATAAATGGTATATTCATAATGGTTGGTTTCAACAATATGCTAAAAGAGAAGAACATGGTTGGCATACTCATGGTGAGTGTAATTTTGCTAATGTTTATTTCTTAGATTTGCCAGATGAAAGTATGAAAACACAATTTTATGATATCACAGAAAGAAAAATTATGAATGAAATAGATGTAAAAGAAGGTCAATTACTTACTTTCCCAGCACATATATTACACAGATCACCACCAAATACGTCTGATAGTGTGAAAACTATTATATCTTTTAACTGTGATTTTTATAGTGAGTTTTAAATGGAAAAGAAACCATATCAACTATCAGATTATCTAAACGCCATTAACAATACAAAAGAGAATCTAATGGACACAGATGATCCTGCTTGGAAAAAGAAATACCCTGCTTTTATTGTCAATAAGTGTATGTCGTATCATATAGACACATTATTAGAAGCAAATACAATGAACGGTTTTCATCACTTACCGAATGAAATGCAGTTCAATTTTTATATAAATATTGTTAGACCTAAAAAGAGATTTAGTAAATGGTATAAATCCAGCATTGCTAATATTGATGTGGTCAAAAAGTATTATGGCTATACTTATGAAAAAGCAAGACAGGCTTTAAACATACTGGATAGTGAACAGATTAAAAAGATTAAATCGATTATGGAAGTCGGTGGGAGAAAAAGATGAGTGAAGATTTACAATGGTCGCCAGATAATATGCTGGAGGTCAAGCTGAAAACACCAGATGATTTTTTAAAGGTGAGAGAAACTTTAACAAGAATTGGTGTTGCCAGTCGAAAAGAAAAGAAGTTGTTTCAGTCGTGTCACATTCTACACAAACAAGGTAGATATTTTATAGTACACTTCAAAGAACTCTTTGCCTTAGATGGCAAGAGTGCCAATATATCAGATAATGACATTGAAAGAAGAAATACGATTGCTCAGTTATTATCAGATTGGAACTTAGTTGAGGTAATAGGTGAAATACAAACAAAAGCACCATTATCACAAATTAAGGTGATCGCATTTAAAGATAAACACGAATGGAACTTAGAACCAAAATATAACATAGGAAAGAAAAAAGAAGACGAGCAATCGAATGAAAGTACCCAAGTTTAAAGAATACTTAACAGAAAAGGTTGAGATAGATAACAGCAATGTAAAGGTTGTTGTTATCACAAAACAATTCAACCAAAGACGTGCTAAGATCAAACCTGAATTAACAGTTGATCATATTCAAACGTCTTGTAAAGAACTTGGTATACCTTGTTTTGTTGTTCAAACAAAATATTCTTACATTTCAGATAAAGATGTTTCACAAAAAACATTTAAAGTTTATAACTACGATGGTAAAAAGAGTGACCAAGAGTTCTTTGGTCCAGACACAGTTGTTTTTGCCAGACGTGGTTCGATAGATTCACAAACAGGATTATCATTACTATCATCATTTGAAGACGCTGGTGCGTTTATGGTAAATACAAAGGCAGCGACATTAGATGCTGACAATAAATTAACTTCAACAATGATGTTTGAAAAGTCTGGTATTCCAACACCAAGAACGGCATATTGTGCCAATGAATATTCTATACCAAAAGCACATGAACAAATCGGTGGTAAGTTTCCTGTTATTATTAAAACAATGACTGGTACTCAAGGTATTGGTGTGACTAAGGCACCAGACTATGATACAATGGTTTCAACAATTCAGGCATTGTGGAAGTTTGATGCAGAATTATTAATACAAGAATACGTTGATATTGATTTCGATG